AAAAGATGGCTGAGTCAATGAAAGCACGTGTTCTGCAAGTCGGCACAGATGTTTACTTTATGAGCAAAGGACGCATCCATAAAAGTGTTGTTGAGGATTTCGTAGGACTCGTTTCTGGTGATGGAACACCTGTATGCCGTGTAAAAGGCCACGACAATGCCATTCCTGCAAACTATCTCTATGACAGTGCCGTGAGGTTGGCTTCACACGTCGGTAAGACAGTAAGCGACCACATTTCTCTGTCCTCAGACAAAGAAAGTGCATACTTCATCGACCAGACCAGTCGTGTCTTCAAAGGTGCTAAATGGTATCTGGAAGACCAGAAGATTGTGAACTTCGCTTCTATCAACGATTTGCGCGGCTATTTGATTACACATATTGTTGACGATACCCAAAAGTAGGAAACTATGGCAGAAGAAGTCAAAATGCAGCCTGAGACAAAGGAGAAGAAGCCCCGCGAGATACCTTTTACTAAGCCTGCACGCATCGGAAACTATAAGATGTGGCGAACACATGTCAGGGTTGGCAAGAAAGAAACTATTGAGGCAATAGTTATCTCAAATGCTGACGATACATGGAAAGTTCAGATACCACAGACATTCCTGATGTTCCGTGCATTGTCAGACTTGTATGGAACAGAGGACAGGCAGGACTTCAATATTCTTTTCTCGTTCATCACCAACTTTAGTTTCTGCACTCAGATCAGTCACGGCGACTTCCAGAACTTCCTCATACTGGCTGTTTACGGCTATATGCACCCGGAGGTTCTTGAGAAAGGCTATGAGCCGGAAGACAAGAAGTTCCTTTCGTATGAAGAGTTCATACGCAGGATCAAACTTAGTGTTGACAGCTACAAAGAGTATGTCGCCGCCGAGCAAAAGGAGTTGGAGAAGCAGAATGAAGAGTTTGAGAAGTCTGGTTTGCAGGAAAAGATTGAAGAAGCGAAGAAATGAGAATAGGTAGACAGACACCACCACCCGCTAAACCTATTAGCAATGAGATTGCTCTTTGCTGCATCGGACGTAGGGAAAACCGCTACGCCCGTGAGTTTATTGCTCACTACAAGAGCATCGGTTTCGATAAGATCTTCATCTGTGACAACAATCACGATGGAGAGGAACGTTTCGAAGATGTGTTGAGTGATTACATTGACAGCGGTTTCGTTGAGGTTTTAGACTACCGCAACCGCCCAGGCATACAAAGCTGTGCCTATTCCGATGTCTACAAAGATTTCGGCAAGCAATATCAGTGGATTGCTTTCTTCGACTTTGACGAGTACCTGACAATCGTTGACGGTTCGGATATTCACCAACTCATGTCGAGATATGATGATTTCAACTGTGTGTTGTTTAACTGGATGAACTACGGTGACAACGGGCTTCTGACAGATGATGGTCGTGACCTTCAGGAACGTTTCAAAGAGCCATTGCCAGAACAGCACGTCCAGTACGAGACACATTTTGATAATGACCATATCAAATGTATGGTTCGTGGTGGTAATAAGGCTATTGTCAGTTTCCGTCTCTGCCCTCATGTGCCGTGCGCTCCGATGCTTCATTGCTGTGACAGCCTTGGACGTGAATGTATGCAGAATCCTTTCCAGCCGCATGACTATTCCGTTGCCTATCTCAAACATTTCCTGACGAAGACCGTTGAGGAATTTGCTACGAATAAGTGGCAGAAAGGTGTCGGTGACAGGGGAAGCATAGATGCTTTCAGATTCGCTTATACTGGTCGTTTCTTCAAGTATAACGAGTGGACTCAGGAAAAAGAGAATATATTGCGTGAACTTACAGGTGTTCCTCCGTTCGAGCCAGTACCGTCAAAGACCGTCGTAATCGTCAATTACAACACACAGAACCTTACCGAGTGTGCCATTCGCTCACTGAACAAGCATACGCCGGGCTGCAAGGTCGTTGTATTCGACAATAGCGACAAAGCACCGTTTGAGAATCGTTTCGACAATGTTGAGGTCGTTGACAATACCAAAGGTCAGGTTGTGGACTTGGACGCTATGATCAAGTCCTATCCAGACCGTATCGAAAACAATGGCAGTAACTTCGGTTCTGCAAGGCATTGCCGTTCCGTAGAAGCCTGTACCGAGTTATATCCAGAAGGATTCCTCTTGATGGATAGTGACGTACTTGTGAAGAAAGATGTCACACCGTTGTTTGATGCCTCATGTGTCTGGAGTGGTCTTGTGAACAACCAGAAAAGCCGTTTTAACATAGCCATCGCCCGTGTCCTGCCATTCCTCTGCTATATCAATGTGCCGCTTATGCGCAAGCATGGCATCCACTACTTCAATGGTGAAAAGATGTTCGCATTGAATCAGAGAGAGCCTGATAAGGCTTATGATACTGGAGCATGGTTCTATGAAGACTGCAATAACCACAACCTAAACGGAAACTACGTCTCTATCCTTGACTATATCATCCATTACGATCACGGCAGTTGGCTTGACCGTAACAGCGATGGATGGTTGGAAGAGCATAGAGAGTTGTGGGAATAAAAAAAGGTGTCGAAATCGGCACCTTTTTATTCTTCTGCATCCTTTGATGCCTGAATGATCCGATGTGCGATTTTAATGACGCGGGTCATTTCCACAGGTCGTATGATATCGCCCTTGTCATTCACATTTTTCTTCATTTCCTCGTTATAGGCGAAGAGAAGCGGACACTGGTTGCATTTGAGAGGGAACATGAAGTTGATAGTGTCGGTTTCATCTTCAGTACCTTGCTCGTTCTCGCGTCTGATGTCGTTGTACTTTGCGTAGAGGTCTGCACGTTCCTTTGATCCGACTGGCTGTTGCTTTGCCGACCTCAGAATCTCTTTCAGCACCTCTTCAGTACCAACAAGTTCAACTTCTTCAAGCTGGATCGGTGTCGCTATACCGTCTTTGACGCGGGTACGACGTGCCTCAAGCAGCTTTTTGAACTTTGCGCTTTCGATGATGTTTGTCCTAACGCCTGTGTTCTGTTGCACAGACAGGGCTTCATTTTCGGGGTATGCGATAGTGTAGGCATCTTCCTCGCTATACCCAATGGCCATCAAGTCTGCCATCACCATATACTGAGTGGTGACGTTGAGTTTCTTAGCCTCGTTTTGTTTTGTCTTTGACAGTTCCATAATCTTTTAGTTTATTCTATTCCTTGAATGGGAACGACGTAACAACAGCAGTTGGGGTGAAACGGTGGGAAGTAATCTGTCTCGTCAATGACGTGGAATCCGACTTTGGAATCACATAACGAGCAAGGGTAGCTGCTCCCTCGAAGAACATAGAAGCCAACAGCCCCTCTTTCCTCAAATCCTGTCCTATACTCACGCATCCATGCCATTTGCAGTGTGATACGAGCCATTTTGGTGACGTTGGTACTGCCGTTATTAGACAGACCAACGCCTCCCTGCTGTACGCCCTTGCTCTGGATATAGGTGGCGGCGAAAGTGGATGCTTCTTTGAAAGCCGCCACCACTTCCGGCATGGTGTAGATAGAATGTAGGTGGGATTTGACCTTGGTAACGGCTTCTGCCATGGCCGTCTCAGAGTACCTGAGTGCCGCAATAGCCGCTTCAAGGTCTTTCATAAACTTAAAGAGGTAGCCGTCAAGTGTTCCTTGCAAGTTCTTATTTCCACGTCCGAGGTTTGCAATCCACAACAGAAGCGCGTTCGTCCTGTCCTTGTCTTTGGTAGTGATGGTAGAGTATTCGTTGATAAGGTCGAGGATAGCCTCCTCTATTTCGTCCATGACAAACGATATCTCTTCCATCATCTGCTCATTGAACCCACTTCCAAAGTACAGGCGTTTGGGATCAACGTCGTATCTGTAACAGATAATGACAATACGCTCTGCGGCTTCGTTGAGGATATCATCAACACGTTTTTCCAACAGCCGTGCATATTCCTCACGCTGTAATATGAACTGCTTCGCGGCATTGATGTCTGCCTGCGTCGGAGCCACGTACTTGCTGGTGTCGAGTTTTACCCTGATGCTGTCAGCCATATATTAGTGTGTCTTATTCCACTTATCCCACTTCGATTTTGCCTTACCAGTCATAGGGTCGATTTCGTTGCCGTTATCATCCCACATCTTTCCGGAGGTGTTCTTACGTCCTCTGCCAGTGGCTACGCTACCCTTTGTACGGGTGCGGGACTTACCCTGCGTCTTCTTCTTCCCGTCTTCAGACGTTGTGGTAGTCGTTTCCGTGTACTGTGCGTCGATTTCTGCAAGAGCCTCTGCCTGTTCAATGGCAATATCTGACTGGATTTCAAGTTTCTGCTCTGTGAGTAGAAGTTCCTGTGCCTGTTCCTCCTTCTTCTCAGCCTGAATACGCTCCCATTCCTGCGGTGTCGAGTACGGCAATTTCTCTGATGCGGTCTGCTTAGACAGGAAACCACCGACAACAGCCGTATTCAGATTGGTCGTAAGTTCTGTGAGGTTGAGGTGGATATAAGGCTCGATATAGTGCCGGATATTCGTGTTGATGAATGACAGACGCATTTCAGCTTCGATTCCATAGCCCCAAGTGAAGATGTCTATCATCTTGTCAACTGCACCGTCATACTCATTGGCATCATTCATAGCCTTTTCGTAGGCATCGGAGTACATGATCTTCAGGGAAACGCCGGGTGTGTCACCAGATTTCAGTTCCGGTGTCTTCACTGCAAACGACTGCT